GCATCATTAGCTATTTGTACTTCGCAGTTTTTACCACCATATTCTTTACCCATTATATTTAATGGACAGTGTGTAAAAGATACACCCCCTATAATTTTAAATTCACCATACTGAGATCTTTTCCAATTACGATTATCAAAAGAATCATGTAATTCTTTTTTCATCATACCTGCTATTTCTGGTATGTTTTCTTCAAACTTATAAACACGCTGCTCATGATTACCAAATGTAATATGTCTAGGGATTCTATCGTTATCTATGTATTTATCTAATAGATCTATAGAACTTCTTAATGATTCTATATCTACCATAAAAGCATCTTTAAGTTTACCAGCTTGAGTATGATTTTTTTGAAAAAAACTTAGACTATCAAATGAAGCCCAATCACCTATTTGAATAATATAATCTGGTTTAACAGATTTAATATATTTACCCATCCATTTAAAACGATCTTGTTTTATATGTGGAGAATCATGGGCATCGCCTATGACTATTATTCTATGACCTTTAAACACTATCTACTTCCTTACAAACAAATTTTGTTGCTAACTTCATATTGTTAACATCTTCTATGTTTTGTTGTGTAAGAAAAGTTATAGAGTAATCATATGCTGCATCAACGCACTGTTTCCAATTAGGATATAATTTTTGATGTTGTATTGGTGGAGAACACTCGTTATGTAAAAAAGTACAAACCCATATGATTAGGGTAAATTTCATTTAAAATTTAAATAGCCAATAATTGTTGCTGCTAAGCCTCCTAAGAAAACTAATACAGCTACTATTCCTTTTCCTTTAGATACACTATCAGATAATGAATCTACTTTTTTTTCTAATCTTTGAATTGAATCTATAAGATTTTTCATTCTTTCTGCGCATAATTTTTCATGAGAAGAAAGTCTAATACCAACACTTTGTTCAGCAAGAGAAGATATGGCTTTCTTTTTTCTAGGCATATTAATACTGTAAAGCTACACCTCTAATTCTAGCTTCTTTAGAACCTAGTGCTTGATTAGCAAAAGAGATTTTATATTTTAATTGTGTTCCTGCTGTTACAGCTAAGTCATTTACTTTAGCCATTTTAATACCTGTAGAAAAATCTGGTAAAGCAGTAAGTGTAGCAGTTGAATAGTTAGAACCACCATCTGCTGATAATTGTAAAACTATATCTGTGTTTAATGCGTTAGTACCTGCTTGGTCTTGGTAAGTAATAATAGCACCCATTTCAGATACACTTGATGGTGCAGTTATTGTTGTGCCTGTAAAGTTACCTGTTGCACCAACAGTTGAATAACTTTCGCCTTGAATTTCAGTTGCGTTATGTCTAATTGTTGGATAATATTGAACATTACCAGTACTATTTCCACCTATACTATAAACACCCCACATATTTGCTGATGAATTAAATTCGCTAGAAGTTAAAGTATAAAATTTAGTTCTTGTTCCACTACTTCCTTCTTGGTATGCAAAAGATAAGGTGTTTCCTTTTCTAATAGCAAGTACTCTTGTATCTGTAGAAGTATTTTGTGAATGAGTAAAATTATGTGTACCATTTGCAAGAACAGAACCATTTTTTAAAATTTGCCAATCTGCTGTTCCATTACCTTGCCAAGTAAAAATATAATTATCACTAAAACTACTTGTATTCCAATTTGATGCAGGTACATTTACTGTACCACTTGGAGAACTAAAAATATTTGTTCCACCTGTATTTGTAGTTAAACCTAATTGAAATCTATTTATTGTATTTGAAGTTGCATTATGTGCTAAACTTCCAAAAACTATATCGTTAGTTAAATCACTTCTATAAAGCATAGAAAAATTGTAAGAATTACCTTGTCCAAGCTCAACACTTGTACTGCTTAAGCTATAATAATTTGTATTTCCATATACTTGTAAAGGTGTTAGCCAATCATATGCGTCAGTAGTTCCTAAAGAACCAGATTGAACAAATGTTCCACCACTATCTGCTGTTGCAATTATACTAGAAACTGAACTTACATACTCACTAGCATTTCTTGAAACATCAGTTGTTGTATCAATACCTGTATCATCTTGGAATACATCAACTGATTGTGAGTTAGTATTGTAAGCTGATTTGTTTTGGTCAGATGCTTGTCTTAAAGCAAGTGTAGAAATATCATTAACAATTTTGTTATCGTCAAATGATGTTGCGTGTTGAGATACACTTGATTGACTTATTCTAGCATCAGCAAAAGTACCTGTAGTTATCTTACCTGCATCTAGGTTTGGTATCTTATCAGTTGTTAAAGATGGTATTTCATTAACATCTAGTGTGATTTTAGCATTATCTATCTGACCACTAGAACCAATAAGACTAGATATATCTCTTGCTTTAGTCATTGAGGATTACTCCTCTACTGGTGGTGTATAACCAGTTAATGCAGTTGCTTCAGCTTGTGAAAGTCCTAAGTCTAATAGCTTTTGATTGCCAGAAACTTGAGCATCTATTTTAGCTTGTTCTTTAGCATCTTCTGCTGTTTGTAATTCAGCAAGTTTAGCATTAATGTCAGCATCAGAAATAGGTGTAGTATTATCTAACCATTCAATGCTTTCATATCCATCTACTGTTTCATTTATAATGTTATATATTGCATTTGGATTTATTGCTCTTATTGCAACTCCTCTACCTAATTTTTTTGTCATATTATTCTCCTATTAAGTTTTAGTTTCATTTGTAGATGTTGTCGCTTTTGTAGATTTAGAACCATCTAATTCAAAAACTGTCATTGTTGAAAGCATATAACCACCATCATCAACATCTGTACTACCATTTGGATTTCTATTTATGTACCAAGGTGTACCCGAATCTGCTGAGGCTATTCTAACTCTAAAAGTAACTGCTGAAGTTGTAGCAGGTGCTACCATTACTTGATGAGCAATAGATGGATTACTTGCATTTGATGAACTAAAATTAGCACCATCATATCTAAAAGTTACTCCTCTAGTACCACTAGATGTAATTGCATATTCTGTTCCACCTGATACTTGATAAGTAAGCCAACCTATACCAACATACGCATCTGAATGACCTGCTTGTAAATTTAATTGAATTAAAAATTTTGAAGTATTACTTTGTGGTGTTATACTTAAAGTTAATTCTGAAATTTCATAAGAATTACTAGTAAAAGTATAATCAGCAGTTCTATTTTGAGTATTAATTTCATTTGTTCCACCATACATTTTATGTGAAACAGCTAAAATTCCACCACCAACATCACCCCACGAAGGATTAGCACCAGTACCTTGTGTAATTAATGCTTGACCACTTGTACCTGCACCAAGTCTAGCAAGACCAGACGCATCTCTATAAACAATATCGCCTTGTGTAGTTAATGTTGTTGTAAGGTCAGTTCCATCAGTACCATTAGTACCAGCTGAAGACATTTGTTCCCAGTAACTTGCATTTGGTGGTGCGTTACCAGTTGTTGCTGCTATACAAATGTATGAGCTTCCAGAAGATTCTACTACATCATCTACAACATAAGCTGTAGCTCCAGAGTATGCACCTCTCCAATTGAATTTTATTTGACCTAAATTTATTGTTGCCATTTGTTCTCCTTTTTAAATTAATTTAATTTACAATCTACGCACATTATATGGTTGCAATTAATTGACCATTTGAAATGCTAAATGTAAAACCAGATGCACTAAATAATACATCATCAAATGCAGCAAAAGTTGCAGCATCAATATTATCTGCACCACCATTTGTAGTAGTAACAATTAGATTGCCAGAAGCATCTTTGTTAAATCCATATACTTCAGCTGAACTAGCATTTCCAGGTTGGAATGTAGAAGATGCAGCATTATAAGTTAAAACTTGTCCATCTGTAACACCAGCAGTTGAAACATCATTAGCATCATTAATACTAAAACTTGCTAAATTAAATGTACCAAATGTAACAACATCTACAACATCAGTACCAGAAGCTCCTATTGGACTAGCAAATACTATTGATGTACCAGAGCTAACAGTTACATCTGTTCCATTTACCATTTTTACTCCATTTAGATAAACGTCGATATATGGGGCATCATATGTTAAAGAATTTCCAGAATCATCATTTCCACTAATTGTAGTAGTAGATGAAGATACAGTATAAGTGTATCTTTCAGATGTACCATTTACTGATGATCCAGTATTAATGAATCCACCAGATGAGTACACTTTCATAATATCGTTTGTAGAATCAAACCAGAGATCTCCCACATCTAATGATGTAGTTGGAGCTGTAGCTGATACTCTGTATCTAGCAGCAAAGTCATTTACAGATCCAATATTATTAGAAACATCAGTTACAGATGCAATGTTAGTTGCAACTGTTCCAATATTATCTGATCCAGCTAAATCTGTTGCAACAGTACCAATTGTATTAGATCCTAATAGATCTGTAGCAACTGTATTAATATTTGATGAGTTTGAGTTTACAGAAGTTATTTGTCCAGATATTGCATATACACCTGCAATTTCTGTATTTAATCCAGCAACTGTAGTTACTTGAGAATTTATATTTGCAACAGCAGTTACGTCAGAATCAATTGCTGCTACTTGCCCAATCTCAGTAGTTAATCCAGCAATTGTAGCAATGTTATTTGTTGGAGATATTTGACCTGCAACTAAAGTTATATTGTTTATGTTTGTAGTATTACCAACTGTTTGGACATCTGTAATATTATTTGATACTGTATCAATTTCAGATACAGCTTCATTTAAATCATCAGCTACAGTTTCTACTTCTGATATAGCTTCATTAAGATCATTAGCCACTGTTATTACATCAGCAATATTTGTTGCTACCGTATTGATTGAAGCAATATTTGTAGCCACAACACCAATATCACTTGCATCATTTGCAACTGCTGTAACATCAGCAGCTATCGCACTAACAGCAGATACATCACTAGCTATTCCTGCAATTGTAGTAATATCAGTTATGTCTTGAGCAAACTCTAA